CATGTCGGGCGTGAAGATTTCACCTTTCTTGATTTCGAAGTCGCCGCCGCAGGCTTCAAGTGCTTCGGCTGAGTTGAGTGCCGATTCGACGTTGCGACCAAGACCGTGCCACGCGGGTTCTTTGCCGACGACGAACAGTGCGGCGTCGTCTTTGCTGTTGCCCTGGGCTTCGAATTGTTTGCCAAGGACTTCGATCTCTTTGCCGGTTTTGCGATTGCTGAGTTTGTGTGACATAAAGGCTTGCTTGTCTCCTAAGTGGTCGAAGTTCATATTGCCCTCGACCTATGTTTACTATACACCCTGCTAGCTATGAAGTCAAGGGGTTGGGGTGAAGAATTTAGGCCGGAGGGTTATCCCCGGCCCGGTTTCTAGTAGCCCCGCTTGACCTCTGCGAGCGGGGTCTTTCCTTTATAGGCGAGTTCGAGCTTGAGCGAGAGGATCGCCATGTGGCTGTTAAGATCGAGGGCGATGATCTCAGGATACTTGGTCAGTAAGCGGGTTAGCGAGCGTTTGCTTTCCATGCCTGGATTATACTACGAAGTTCATAGGGTGTCAAGGGTTCTCCCGTACCGTCTCACTCCGTTCCTATTCATCCGCATTGTAGCTATATGGATGGACCGGTCAAGATCAAGAAGCGCGATGATGTGCAAGAAGCAAACAGTGTTACGTCTCTTGCGGCGTTGACGCGAAACTTCAAACCGGTACAACAGATGGTGCGCGTGAAAGCAAAACGAACATCGACAAATTACGAGGAAAGATACCGCTGATGGCAACAACTCAAATTGGCGCGCGTGATCCTCTCATCATCGTAACAACGCTCGATCTCGCAGTAAGTTTGTTGTAATCGCATGTCACTGATCGCAATCAAATCACCGATGATTACCATTCTTGAGGACGCCGCTAAGAAAGCGGGTCTAAACGTTCACGTTAAAGAGTCGATGGTTGTCCGCGCGCACTTTGTTGAAGGATCGTACGATTCGCAGAAGCGCACATTTGATTGCATCATCATTACTGAAGGACTCGGTAACAAGCGCGACAAGCATTTCTATTTGCGCGAGACGATCAAACAGGCAGTTGCCGACAAAATCTTTGAAGGCGAACAGTGCTACGCCGATCATCCATCTAAGATCGACGATCAGACGCGCCCCGAACGTAGCATCCGCGATCTTGCGGGTTACTTCATGGAATCAACGTATCTTGAAGTACCGGATAAAATCAATCCTGGGCAAATGCTCGGCGCATACGGTGCAAAACTCAAAATCTCAGAGGGTGCAGATTGGGTTGTCGGACTCATCAAAGAGTCTATCGAATTTAACAAGCGGTTCCCCAATAAATCTTTTGTTGGCATTTCGATCAACGCTGATGGCGACACTGTTCCCCACAGTCGCGGTAATCTTGGCGAAGTGAATGATGTAACAAAGATCACCGGCGCGTTTAGCGCAGACATCGTGACCAAACCCGCACGACAAGGCGGTTTCCTCAAACTTGTTGAGGGCGCATTTGGCGCAAGTTCACACATCTATCCGAAAGGGCAAGGCATGGCAACACAGGCTCAACTCTTGGAAGCCGCAAAGAAACTCGAAGAAGCGCAAAAGGGGAAAGAAATTGATCCCGCGTTTCTTGGAGAAGTTGTTGCGCTTTTGAAAGAAGCGAAAATCGTCGAAGCAAAAACCGACAAGAACAAAACGGATGCAGAAAAAGCTGATGCAGAAGATGCAACAGACGACGGTGCTGATGAAGGTGATGAAAACGCCGACGGCACCAAGAAGAAAAAGATGATGATGGATGAAGCGGCTAAAAAGAAGCAGGAATCCGCATCGACCGGCAAAGGCAATCTCAACGAATCGGATGCGGAGCTTAAAGCAAAGTATCCATCGCTGTTCGCCGCCGCACTGCGTGAAGCGCAGAAAGTCAACGGAGATTCTACGGACGAACGCACGAACGCGATCTTGAAAGAGAACGCCGAACTGCGCGCCCAGCACGATCTTCGTGAATCGTCCGACATTGCGAAGAAGTTGCTTCGCGAATCCAAAATCCCTGAAGGTGCGTTTGCGCGTACTCTCTCGGCGATGATTGGACACACCGAGTCCGAGATGAAAGACATCCTCGTTAATGAGGAACGCTTTCTCGAATCCATCGGTTACAAACACGAAGCAAAGCGTGTCGAAGGTAACGGCGAACGTGCAAATGTGAACATTCGCGAAAGCGATAGCACAAAACGCACGAACGCTTTGCTCGACGGCGTAACGGAGGCGTAAGTCGAAGTGAACAATTTTCTGTTCGATCTCCAACAGTTCGCGACGGTTTCGCGCAACCCCGACCGGCGTGAAACCTACGATCACGTTCTCGCCGGTATCCCGCTCGTTCCCGGTCAAGCCATCAACGAAGGCGATGTCACAACGTGGGACAACACGCTTGCGGCAGGCAACGGCGCACTTCGTGTCGCTGTCACGCAAGCGGACATGGCAAACTTCATGGGCGTGTCGCTTCAGCAGTCGCCGATTGCATCACTCGGTGACACGATCAACTCCATCGAGATTCGTCGCGGCGGAATCGTTCTGATGAAAACGACTCCCGGCGAAACGTACAAACATTTTCAACCCGTGTACTTCAACGAGACGTTGGATGCACAGACGATCACGAACGGTACGAACGCAGGCGCACGTACCGTGCCGGTCGGCTTCATTCAAATTCCACCGGAACTCACCATGAACGGTGTCGCAACGCTTCTCGGCGCGGCGGGCACCAACATCGACGTTTGGCTCAAACCAAACTTTCCGTTCCCGGTCGTTTAGGGAGAAAGCAGAACATCATGGCAAAAGTAAACCTCCTGGAACGGCAGACGAAGCGCGTAGACGCAATTCAATCCCGTCTCGCCGAAGCCATCATGGAAGATGCGAAGTTCGATGTCACGAAGATTCCCTTCGATGACGAATCGTTTTCGTTCAAGCGTCTTAAAGAGAACGCAACGAAACTCGCACCTTCCCGCCTCAAAGAAGCAAACTCCGAAACCGTGTTCGGCGCGCTCTTGCGTTACGGCGTGCAGAACTTCATGTTCGATGCGTACAAGTCGATCACGGATTTCATCTACACCGATCTTGTCACCACTCGTCAATCGCGTAACCGTCAAGAATGGTACGCGCCGATGTTCGGTGTCGAGATTCCGCAGGATGTTCCGCTCGGCGGCAAGTTCAATGATTCGCGTCTCGCCGGACTCGACATGGTGCTTGTCAACAAGAAGGTCGGTCGCATTCTTTCGTTCGAGCGCGAACTGATCGACGACGATCAGACGGGCCAAATCGGACAGAAAGCAACCGAACTTGGCGAACGCATTCGTTACAAGGAAGAATCGGACGTTCTCGGCGTCGATGTGTTCACGCTTGCACCGCAAGGACGCGGACTTACCGGAATCGCAAACACATCGTACACGACGGCAATCGGCAATCGCCCAGCCGCATACGGCGCGCTTTCGCAACCGACGTTGGAAGCCGCCGACATTTCCATGATGAACATTACCGATCCGCTCGGTAATCGCATCATGGTTCGTCCGTCGATCTTGCTTGTCTCACCGGCAGACAAGTTCAACGCGGCAAAACTCCTCAACTCGACGTTGCAACCGTCCGTTCCCGGTTCTGCTGGGCAGACGGCCAGCACTGCGGCATCGGGCGGCACGGGTTGGACGATGACCATGAACCCGTTGCAGGGGTTGTACAACCTCAAGATCAGCCGCTTCCTGCCCGCAGGACAGTGGTATCTGATCGACCCGCGCTCGATCATCTTTCAAGATCGCGATCCGCTTGAACTGATGATGGAAGCGCGTGACTCGGGACGTTCGTTTGAACGCGACGAGTATCGTTACCGCGTGCGTCGTCGTTACGCAACGACGGTTCTCGACTATCGCTTCATCTACTCCGGTAACGGCACGTAAAGCGAAGCCACATCTAGCGTAAGCTAGTTTCGCAAATTCGTTGGTACAGAATGTAATGCCGTGTGGCTCATTACATTCTGTGCCTCCTTCAGTTATAAAGGAAAACAAAACATGAAGTACGGCGTAACGTATAACGACATCAAAGGTGAAGCAAAAGTTATCGAGTTCGACGATCAGCAACAGGCAACGCAACTGATGACGGCGATCACCGGAGCAACGCGCGGAACCGGAACGATGGTCAAACTCGATGGTGATTACATCTCACCTGGGACTGTCTCACAAGTCACTGTGTCGGAAATCTTCGAACTTGATTCGCAGGGAGATGCGCATCAACAGTTCGTCGATTACAACACGGAACGTGCAACGTCCGGTGGTCCTCCAATTCAAATTCACGGCTTCGGTCCTGTTCCTGCGGCAAACACCACACCGGTTGTCGAAATGAAACCTGTTGTGGAGCCGGGTTCGCAGTCGTAAGCTATGCCGAAGAATATCGGTGAACTCGGCAACCACGGCGGCGTTGCGCTACTCGACAACAAAGTATCCTCGGATGTTGCAGAACAAAACGAGTACCGCAACATGCGCGATCCTGATGCACTCAATGTCGCAATCGGGGACATCCTCGGGCGTGACACCAAGGGCTTCATCATCGACCAAACGTATGAGATCATCAATCCTCTTACGCGACCGACTTACGTTTCGTTCGACCGTTACTATCCCGAATTCAATCTTCTGATCGACTTCTTCGACACGCCCCGTGCAAACGTAGCGACGAAAGACGAGATCGAGAACGAAATCAAAGATCGTACTGTGTTTTGCGCGGAACGCAAGATCAAGTACCTGCCGGTACTCGATGGCAACCTTGAACCGGCAGTTTTGCGTAAGGCCGTAGCCTAACGCATGGCAACACTTGCAAGCGCCATTCTCGATGCGCGTTCACTTGTTGGCGATGGACCGACCGACAATTTAGTGCGTGATGAGAATTTGAACAATAGCGACATCGGAAACGTTGTTGACGGAGCAAACAGAATCTTCTCCGTCACCAACTTTCCTGTGTCACCACTCGTTTCGGGTGGTGGTGTTCAAATCGTCATTGCAGACGGCGGCGTTTTGCCTGTTGCTCAGTACACCGTGAATGAACCGCTTGGGCAGATTACTGCAACTGCGGCACCACAACTTTCTTTCCATGCTTCGTACTACTTCTACCTGATGAACGATGTGTCATGGACAACGTTTATCAAGGTCGG